GTCACGGACAAGCGTGCATTCCTTCATTTCGTCTGGACAGATGTTTTAAAGAGGGATGAAGAATCGTTTGAACTGGTTTGCCCCCAAAAGGGGCCTCCAAAAGGGCAGACGCCGGCGGCGGACGGCGAGGATCTGGTGGACGGGGACGACAAGTAGGGGCACAGCGTATATTGGAAAATCCCCCGGCGGAAAATTCTGCCGGGGGATTTTTTTGAGGGAATGGAGGTATCTACCGCGTCCCGGCTGCGCGCAGCTCCATAAAGTCGTCGGCAAGCACGTAGTCGTCGTTGATCACCTCGTCGTCATCTCCGATGAACTCGACGGTGTGCCCGGAAGAGTAGAGTAGGCCGTATTCTTCGGCATATTCGGCATAGGCGTAGGCCGAGAGGATGTTGAGGACTGGATCGCCGTAGTCGATCCGCTCTACCCATTCCGCATCGAGGGAATCCCCAAAGTCGGCGATACCGGCATCCAGCATTTCCTTTTTAAGGATCCACCAAAACGGGCCGAAACCGCGGTACTGAATCGGGTTCCCAAGCAATATTCCCTTGTAGCCTTCAAGCATCCTTTTCCGCCAGTCCTCGCGGGAAAGTTCGCCGCTGACGAGCTGTGAAGGCTTGAGGGCATCAAGGGTAGGCACAGTCGGTTTATTGAATATCTTCATGCTGTTTTCCTTATGCGAGGAGTTCATATATTTCTTGGAGGTCGGTCAGGGAACTGACGTGCCACCATGCGCCGGAATGTTCCCGCCAGTCCTTGGTGAACTTGGCATCATAGCGGGACTTGAGGAGATCCTTCATCCGGTAGAGCGTTCCTCCGACCCCTGCGGAATCCTGAAAAAACCAACGGGAAAAAGGTTCGTGCGTTACGCCCCGTCTTCCCTTGAATCCCGGGATGTAGGTTTCTTCGCGGTTCACCCTTATGGAGATGCCGAGAGCCGAGAATTTGGCGGCTATGTCTGCTGGAACCTCTTTATACCGCGGGTCTTCTCTGAGTTTTTCGTTTGCGGCCCTCTCTGCTTCACGCTGCTCTTCCGCCGCCTCCTGTTGAGCCCTTTCCTGTGTGCCTCTGAAAAAGTCTTTAAAGACTCGTTCGATATCACGCGCGTTATCGTATATCTCGCATATTGGATCAAGGACACGTCTGGTGATGTTATAGGTTTGTTCCCTGAAGGCCCGCGCGATGGACGTTGCCGTGTCGAGCTTATTGTCTTTTTTGTATTCTTCCCAGAGAATGGAACATTTTTCAAGGATTTCCGCATCAGTTCCGCGTTGTCCGTATTCTTGAGCGAGTTCTTGGTAGTTCTCCCCGAAAAGCCCTTCAAGGAGTGTGCAGAATGGGCTTTTCCCGGATCGTACCCGCTCAAGGTAGCGTGTCAGGACAGCCTTCTTGAAGGATTCGTTTTCAGGCTCAGGCCAGACGGGTACGGCCCCTTCAGGCGGCACGGCGGAGTAAGCCCCTTCCCAGACTACATCCAGTTCCCCGCCGATGCGGATGACGGCACCGGCACTCCACCGGATACGTATTTCGTTGATGTGGTTGAGGAACATGTCTTTGTCAATGCCGGAAGAGCGTATCTGGGCATACGTCAATACTTCCGAGAGGAGCTTCTTTATTGCCAGCTCGGACTCGGAATAGGAAACCTTGGTGTGTTCCGGTATTTCGATGACGCCAATTGTCCGCTCCGATCCATATCCGGTAATGGGGACAATAGTTACGTTTTTTTGCAGGGGATCCACGGCGGTAATTTTTCTGATGCCGCCGTCTCTTTTGAATTCTAGCATGTCCCCAACGGCAAAGAGATTTCCGCTCATGGAAACAACGATGTCGCCGGGCCGGTCTATCAGCGCTGCGTCAAATGGAAGGCGGCCTTCACGCTCTGCCTGTCGGAGCAGGGCCACATTCATCTTTTTCAGGCTTTCTTGTTTCTCGCGGAATTTTTGGAATTTTTCATCAAGACCAGAGAGATCTCGTTCGGCCTCAGAAAGCCGTCGCTTGGCGGAGGTCAGTTTGTCCTTGGCCTTTGCACGTTCATCTTCAGAGAGAGCGGCGTCGGAAGATTGCGCTTCATATTTGGCAACCGAACGGCGGGCAGTATCTCGTTGCTCCTCCAGTGATGCCCTCCTTGCCGCCTTCTTTTGGTCAATGGAGTCAATGTTTTTCTGGATGCTTGCCAGTACCTGCATCTTGTTGATCAGGCCGATTCTGAAGTTTTCCTCACGCTTGGCGCCTTGTGCGGCAAGACGCTCCGCGCGCATTCTTTTGGCTTCCTCTGGGTTGTCGGCCAGCATATCGAGCAATTCGTCGAGCCCGGTGACGTCGCCGTTCTCCATCGTTTTGGCTTCGCCCATGAGGAGATCGTTGATCCAGTTTGATTTGGCCTTCAGGAGGTCTTTCCTGTATGAGTCGAAGGTTCCCTTCCCGCAGTAGTAGTAGACGGCAACGCTGTCTACCTTGTTCCCCTGGCGCACGCCGCGCCCATTGCGCTGGTTGATGCTCGCCGGGGTCCACGGGAGGGTGAGATGATGGATGGCCGTGGTCCCTTTTTGCAGGTTGACGCCTACTTCGGCCTTCTTGTTGGCGAGCACGATCTTGAGCTCGCCGGAGTTGTATGCTTTGGAGATGCGCTCCAGCTTGTCTCCGGAGGCCACCTCGCCGTTGATGATGCCGATTTTTCCGACCGCCAGCGGAAGATGGTGCACGATAATTCTTCGGAGTTTGTTGTGCTGTGTTTTTTCTTCCGTAAAGATGATCTGCTTTCCGCCCGTCTCGAAGTGCTTTTTCAGATTTTCGATCAGTTGCGCATACTTGGGGGTAATCGGGTGAGCCACTTCCGACTCCTCGATTCCGAATTCCGGGAAGTGCATGGTCACCAGGTCTTCCATCATTTCGGGAACGACAAGCGAGAACGTGCCCCCTTCTCTCTCATGGAGGGAGCGGTCCACACTTACTTCGTGCTCGTATTCTTCGTCGGACTCTTCATCCTTTTCCTTTACGAGCCATGTCTCGGGGAGACTTGATGCGAGCCGGAGAACCGCTTCCCGGTCCTTTTCTTGAAACACGAACGTCATGGTATGGTTGAACATGTCGATGTCAGTCGTCAGCCTGTCCATATCGCGGATGATGGAGAAAATACTTTCTCCTTTCCGTTTAGGCCCCGGCTTGGCGGCCTCTTTTGCTCGTTTGCGGAGGACCTGATACAGCTCCCGCTGCTCTTCGCTCATCTCTACGTTTTCTTCTTGTTCCTCGGCGGTTGGAACATGAATTTCTCCATCGACGTCCTTGACGGTTTTCACGTTGACGTACTTGTGGAAAAGGTTGCGCAGGCCGTCAAGGTTCTGGAAACCGACCAGCCCTTCAACGTCTTTAATTTCTCCGGAGACGGTCAGCTTGGAGACGGTTTCCGTCTTGCCGAACACGCGCACGAAGTCGTCAACGGTATGAACGCCGAACCGCTCGAACTCCTCAATTGGGGCCACCAGAGACAGCATGTTGAAGATTTCAAACGGCGAGTTGGTGACCGGGGTGGCCGTGAGCCCGTATACGCCGCGTCCGTTGTTCTGCTCGCGGATATAGTGGGACTTGATTGCCATATCTATGGCCTGGTTTGCTGCCCTGGGAGTAGGCAGATAGGCAATGCCTTGGCTTCGCTTGCCGGGCTCGAACGAGTTTTTGTAGAAATGGCTTTCGTCCGTAATGATGGAGTCGAAGCCCATGTCTTCGAGGAAGGGGAGTTCCTGTGCCTTTTCCCTTCCTGTGGTGCTGTACTTGGCCTCGATGTTGGCGATCTGCTTGTCTTCCTTATATGATTTCTTCCCGCCATTGATTTTAGACGCTAATCCTTCTGACATGAGGCTCCGCGAAACCATCTTGTCAGTGTAGCTTCGTTTTGTGGATTGCTTCAAAGGGAGGGATTCAAACTTTTCCTTCGTCATGACGACAAGGGAAAAATTTGATTGCGGAATTTTCCACATGGCCTCGTGGATCTGTTCCTTGCTTTTGGTGAAGACGACGACATCCCTCATCAGGGGCTTTCCGTCACGTCCCATTCGCGGCTGCCCGTGTTCGTCAAGAACGGGCTTGCGCTGCACCTCGCCGTCCTTGTCGGTTTTGGGTTCCAAGCCGACGAAGAAGACGTTTTTGCGCATGTACTCATCGGTATAGAGCTGGCGCGCTTCATGATACCAGTTTTCCTGCACAGCGGAGGGGACGACAATACAGGTGCGCTTCGCGCGCCCCCGCTTGTGGTTGTAGGCTGCCATGGACAGAGCCATGAAGGATTTTCCAAGCCCGACGCCAAACCCGCAGATGCCCGAGCCCTGTTCGGAGAGGCGCCGAACCTCCGCGTTCTGATACGTGTGAGGGGAAATTTCCCCTGACAGATATTCTTCGATGCCGAGAGGGTCCCCTTCATATTCGAAGGGCACATAGGAATTGAACTGGCGATTGTATTTTTCCGTCAGATCGTCAATGTCCGGGTGCTGTTGCATCCAGATATTGAACTGGGCTTCAAGCGATGCCGCCTTTTCGACGTATTCCTGCTTGATCTCTGCCTTGTTTGATCTGATTTTTTCGCCATTCAGGTATTTGACGAACTGGGCGTAAAACCCTCCATGATCGCTGGAACGGTATTCTCCATCGGGATTTTCGTAGTCGGCCGTGAATCGGAATTCCTTTTCCAGCGTTCCATCATAGCGGGTTACTTCGACCGCTTTCTCGCTTCCGAACTCGATATTGCGGTAACCGCTCTCACGGAGAAAGTCGATAACGTATTTCTTGGAAAACCACTTGTGGCGCATCCCGAAGGCGATGTCCTCGGATTTCGTTGTGATGCGGCGCCGCGTCATTTCGTCAATCTGAGTCTGGAATTTGGCCTTCAGCCGGTCATCGTCAGTGTTGGCCATGGCCTGCGCGCATTCCGCCATTTTTTTGTAGATATCGCCCGCGCAATATCTATTCATGGGCATGAGGCGGCCTTCCGGGGTGATGGCGATGCCTTCACGTTCCGCGATGTCACCAAGCGAGGTTATCTTGGGATCGCCTTGGTGGAGTTTTTGCACATCTTCAAGCCAAATATCCTCCTGCCCTTCGCGGACGAAAAGGTGGATGACAATGTCGTAAGGATCTGCCGGGTTATACGCTTGCCCTTTTTTTGATTTGTCGAGTGTTCCCGCAAGCAGATCGGAAAAATTGCCCTGTTCATCCACCGCGTTTTTGAACAGGCCGAACATCCGCGAACCTTCTCCGGCCAGCACGAGGCCCTTGTTGTTTTTGGGGTGCCCGAAGCGTTCCAGATCGGCCACAACCAACTCTTGGAGTGCCGTGCGGTCGGCGGTCACATCTTCCCCGGCATCGGATTTGGAGGCCATGCGGGCAAGGAGGCCGCCAAGTATGACTCCGCGGTAGAGCTGTTCGCGGAGTGGTGCTTTGGGCTGTCCCATGGCGAACTCGACGGCTTCCTTTTGCAAGGGAGAGAGTATGGCCGGGTAGGATTTATAGATGGAGAACATGTTTTCCAGAGAAAGCGATAGCCCGCCTTTGTCGCCGGAAAGGATGCCCTCAAGCTGTTCCAGGGATTCGGCACCGTATTTCTTGGGGTCGATGGCAGTAGGCGTTGAATCAATCGCATCCTTTATCCATTCCCCGGCGATCATAGTGTGAGGCTCGCCATTGATAATTCGCTTGTCGCCCTCTCCATAGTTGCGGGTGATCGGCTCGACAAGTGATAACGCTTCCCAGTCGATGCGGGAATGGAATTTTTGGGCTAGCTTCTGCTTGATTGCAGTGGAGTCGATTTCTCCCTGGACTTCCTCGCGCGACCACCTGTCCCCGGCTGCTTTGGGGATGTACCTCCCCATGATGAACGGTTTGCCTTCGCCCTTCCAGTAATCCCCCTTCACAAAGGGCTCCCAGACGACTTTGGTTGCTTTCAATACCTCGAAAGGTGTTTCTTCGACACTAGTTAGGAAGTCGGCCCCGTGCTTGCGAAAGACGACAACATCAACAACGGTATCCGTCCCCTGCGCATTGAACGTTTTGGACGGGAGCTTGTGGGCGCCAAGGAATTCCGCTTTTTTGGATACGGCAATGCGGAATTCTTCCCATTTTTTCCCTTTGGCCCCTACGATATTGATAGGGCACACGAGGCAGGCCAAGCCCCCAGGACGTATTTTGTCGAGGATACGCAGGATAAAGTATCGTTCGATCTGTTTTTCTTTCTTGAACGCGGGGTCCTCGTGCATTGACGCGCCGCGGGCATCCCCGAAAGGCACGTTGGTGACGCAGGAGTCGAAAGTATTATCAGGGGTGTTGACGGCAAGACGCTCAAAGGGCTGAGTCGAAATGCTATCGGTGGGGTTGAGCAGAGCGGCTATTTGGGAGCTGGTAGGGTCAAGGTCGTTTCCGGTGACGACAACTCCAGCAGGCTTTGTCCCTTCAAATACACCGGCTCCGCAGCATGGATCGAGAACGTTGCCGTTTTTGAAGCCATTGGCTCTCATGGCGTCCCACACGCCTTCAGCCACGAATGTTGGCGTGTAGTATTCGTACTGAGAGTTTTCCGTCAGGCCACCGCGTCCACTATATTGGAGAAGCACTTGGCGATCTTTGGGCGTGATCTCGTCATCGGAATTGACCCTGCTCAGAATTTCTCGACATTGGGCATTGATTTTTTCGCGAGCTCCTTTGCCGCGAACCTTTAGGCCATAATCAGACTCCTCATTTTGGTGTTCTTCCTGTTGAGAGGAGGAGAGATTGAATACTCTTCGGAATAATTCTTCAATCTGACCGAAAGTCGTAGCAGCCCTGACCTCTTTTTCAATAATGTCCATTGATATAGAGGCATCTTCATAAACAATGTTCATACTGTTTTCCTCAGTGCTACAAAGGGAGCTCACTTGTGCAGATTGAAAACTCTCTCTGTTTTTTTCATCGCTGTGTGACTTATGTTCCATCTTCCAACTCAGTTCCCCATATCCATTCTTTTCCAGATCACTGTCAGGGTTGGAAAAAGGTTCATTGGGGACATCTCCGTTTATGGAAAATGGATATTTCCAGCTCATACTGAGTGCTTCATAAAGTTGAGCAGGGCTGTATCGTTCTGGATCGATTGAATACCCATGCAAATTCCTCGCAGTCTGGAGCCAGTGGAAAAATTGGGCAAAGTCGAACCCGTTGCATTGATATTCTGGTGGCCTATTGAAAACCTCATTCCATCCGTCACTGCATATTTTTACGAGTATGATCCCACTTGTTTTTTCGGTAATGATTTCTTCATCCCATTTATCTTTCGAGACTGGAAAAATGGGATTGTCTGAAAACGTTGAAATGCGAAACGTATAGGTATTCATTACTTTACTTCCGGTAATTTCATGGATGGATCGAACCACTTTGGTACGTTATCTGAGAAAAGGATTTGCACCAGTTGATATACTGCATTTCGAGAATCCTCGTAGTATTCCGGAAGCAAGCGCATGTCGTGAGCTATAAGCAGATAGGCCAACTGGCGTAAATCTTTTACCGAACCATGATGTACACTTGACCATGTAGAAATGCTGTCCGTTCTCGATTCGTTACGAAGAAGCGCTCCTGCACGCCCCCAAGCCGATATTCTGTACCCATGGAATCCGTCATCACTGGTCAATTTTCTCCCGATAGAGGGACCACTCACTTTTTCCAAAGCCTTTTTCCATAATTTGACACGATCTTGTGTCTGTATACGCTTTTGGACTTGGGCAAGAGCGAGTTGTGCCTGCTCTTCCAGTAGGGGGTTTTTGCGTCTACAGAACCCAAGGAGCAAATGGAAATGCTCTTGATCCTTTTCGATAAGCTCCGCCGTTTCTTCTGGTGATGCCAAGCACTGCAAAGCCATGGAAAAGACTTCAGATGCGGTTCCGCCATAATCTTTGCCAACATAGGGATTGATGAACGAATCAGGGTAGGCTTTTTCATGCGGTTGATATCCGAGCCCCGTCATTTTTTTAAGCGAAACAGGGCTTCCCGTAGCTCTGTTTTTAACAAATTCCATACAGGAAACCTGAAAAACCCTGTCCCATGCCTCAGCCAAATGGCCGCATTCATGGAACAGTGTTTTCTTGGTGAAGTCGCCTTGAATGGAAATGCAGCTTCTCCCTTTCGCAAAGGCCCTTCGACCGCCCTGTGTAAGGCTGAAATCTATTGGGCCAAGTTTTCCACCAATATAGCGGTAGAGTTCCGCAATATCTTCTTTTAATTTTTCTACAGGGTATTTATTGCGCTTCAATTTTTTCTGAGCGTTGTCGTCAATATGGATATTGCCTTCAACCCATTCCTTGGCCTGCTCTTTTGAAATACCCGAGGATGTGGACAGGGAATCTGTAACTGCACGAAACAGTTTATCTCGATACGCTTCAAGTGCATCGCTGACTTTTTGGCTGTTCTTTATTTCGTAGGCGTATTGTGGAAACCTGTCTTCAGATTCTTTCTCAAGTTCATCTCTTATAAGCATTCTAATAGCGGATTGCTCCCTAGATATTTCTCCCAAGCGAGGGTTTCCCCATTGTGAATATAGATTTTCATATTCTTTTTTCAATTCTTGGTAGCGTTTGTTTTGCTCTATTTTTTTATCGTAAGACTCTTTAGCCCATGCTTCTATCTCGATACGAAGATTTGTTATTCTAGTACGAGAATTCTTAAGCTCTTCTTTCTTTACTGCAATATCGGAAATTATTTTTTCTATATCATGAAGATGCTCTTTGTGAAAAGCCCTTCCAATATCCTCTATGCTCTTCTTTATGTTTGAATCCGGTACCGACTTTGCCTTGTCGAGTAATTCTTTGTTTGCTGCCGACGAAATGAAAGCATCTTTGGTATCTGGATATGCCTGCATGTATCCGGTATTGACATCAAACAAGTCCAATGAGGAAGGTTCTCTCGTCCGCTGCACAGCGTCAGCCATCGCCTCAAGCCGTTCGTAATCTGCAATTTCTTTTTCAATGCGCGATTCAGACAATCCAAACACCAAGGAAAAAATATTTGCAATATCTGCAATGTTTTTTGCCTTTTTGATTTCCTGTTCGATTTTTTCTATGGTCCATGGTACAGGCATTTATTCGCTCCAATACCTTTGAGATCAATCGAAACTGATAAATGCTCCATCACGATAATGGGCTTTAAGGTATGCAACCGTAGGCTCAAGAATCATACCCATATCGTTGTTCACCTCGGAAAAAGCTTTTTTGAGAATGCTCAAAAACTTTACCGGTGGTTCGCTGATGAACTTTCCGGCAAGAAGTTGATCATAGAGAGTCGAGGATGATGTAGGCGTTCCTGCAAGAATGGAGAGTTGGGTTGCAACATTGCCCTGTTCGGTACGTTTGTCCTTGAACGAGAGGCCTCCGCTACTGAGGTGCGTAAGACTGGTGTTCAGGGATACTTGTGCTCCGCGTTTTTCCTTGAATGACAGTGCCATATTAGCGAACCTCCTTAGCAACTTCGGCATAGAGTTGCGTCAGATGGTCAGCCGCATCGTTTGCCAGCCTGTCCAGATCAGGTGGGACATTACCTCCTACGGAGAAAGCGTCGTAGGCTTCGTCCAGCATCTTCCCGATCTCTTCGAGCTTGGTAAGGTCCTTGGTATCGTATTTCCCGGAAAGAATGTCGTTCAGCTTGGCGATATGTGAAGCCACTTCCGGGGAGTTGCCACTGCTCTCTGGCTTGTTGGGATTGCCGGCGCCATCTTTGTGGGACGTTTTGGAGTGGGATTCTTCATCCTGCTTGCGTTGCGCCCTCAATGCGTCCAGCTTGGCCCGCAGTTCAGCATTCCTTGTCTGCTGGCGCGTGATGCTGGTTTTTATGGCGCGGATACGGGCGTCCAGGTCCTGCTCGTCTTCTTTCGACTTTGCGATGGAATCCATGAGCGAAGTTTGTTTTTCTTCTGCACCCCGAACGGCTTCCTTGGCTTCTTCCAGGGCCTTTCGCTCTTCGGCCGCACCCTTCTGCTGCTTTTCAAACCGGGCAGAATTCTTCAGGACAAGTTGGGTTACCCGCAGGGCGATGGTGTCCAGCGACACTTCAGCACCGTCTTCGGGGGCCACCACCTGTGTGATGTCGCGTTTATTCAGAAGCCAACGAAATGCAATGATGGGATCGGATGCGGTGATTTTTTTCTTGTCGCCCTCCGGGGCATGAAAAATGACATTGACCGTCTGCCCATCAGAGAAAGGAAGCTGTACCGTCACATAGGCAAACGATCCGCTTTTTTTGGGCGTGCCAACGATAGGGGGGAGGGCGGATAGAGAAGAATTGGCGAGATGCTTGTTGAACACCCTGACCACGGCTGCCATACGCTTTTCTGTTCTGGAGAAGCTCTCAATGGTGATAGCCTCTAGAATGTAGCCGGGGGAGACTTCATCCGTACCCGGATTGTAAAAATCGTCCACCTCTTCAAAGGAAGGCGATTCCAGAATCTGGTTGAGCGCGAGGGAAGAGTCCACTAGCCGCGCATAGGCGACATCCAGAGACGGAATGCCTTTTGGGAAAAAGTCGTATCCCTCGGTAATCCGAACACCGCTGTAAAACGGGTTCCTTGCCGTAATCCCGTATTGTTCTGCAAAAAAAGAATTTATGCTCATTGTCTTATTCCTTATGCGGTGGCCTTTTCAAGATTTGCTATTTCACGTTCAAGTTCTTTGGTTATTGCCGTTTCCTGCTCAAGCTCTTTGTAAAGGGAATCCCATTGAGCCTGTTTTCCAGCAATAGAAATACTCAACTCGTCGTTTTGCTTTTCGAGTTCGCTATTGGCAGAAGAAAGCTCAGATAGTGATTGTTTTGCAGCGGCAATCTTTTCTTGTCTTGTTGTTACAACGCGTGGAGGTTGAATATTCAGTTTTTTCCTTTTTTCGCGTTGTATTTTGGCCCGCTCATAGGCTTTTGCATTGTCTTGGACATAATCGACCATTTCAATAACGGCCTTGTCCATATCATCAACATTCTTGATGGGAACAACTTTATTGTTGAGCTTCACTTGGAAGACGGTTCCGTCACTCTTGACACGAACAAGCATCTTTTGCCCATCGTCAAAGATGAAGACGGCATCTTTAAGAAGCATTCCGCTTTCTCGTTTTTGCCTGTTTGTTGAGTCGATAGAGGCTACCTTCAGGCCCCATTTTTCGAATTTCTTGACTATCGGCTTGAGACCGGATTCCGTGAGTTTGTCGAACGGTAGCCTGACTTGTTTTGTTGCAGGAGGCATAATTACTCCTCATCAGATTAAAGATTTTGTTACCATCGTTGTTGGGACTTGCGGTTTTGTCAAAAAAAAAGCCGCAAATGCGGCACATTTGCGGTTCATTCCATTTCTCTGGCACAAAACACATATTCCAACCCCAGGTAGGGCATCAATGCGGCGTTGCGGAATCGGCTCGCCACAGATCCGGCAATGGGGAATCCCGTCAATCCATTCAGGGCCAGAGCTTTTGGGTTGAGATAAACCCCGTAGGGCGGATCGGTAATCACGGCATCCACGCAATGAGGGGCTCTCGGCCCTCTCGTCTGGCGCCCGGGGCGCTCAAGCAATCTTATCTGTTCGGACGTTCCGGAACCGGAAGCCCCTCCGCCCGCATGATGCAGGCGGCTACGGCATACGCCTGTTGAGGGGTGATCGCGTTTCCAAGGGCTTTCAGCCTGCGCACCCATACCGGGACAAGCTCACGGGGAAGGGGCCTTACTCCTGCGGGGCCGTCCAGCCTTGCGGGACTCCCATCATCCACTCGGCGAAGGACACATCCACCATATGCTTCCCGGATGGACGCGCGGCGCGCCCGGTCAATCCGTACTCCCAACCAAGGAGCCACGCGCCAATGTTGGTCGACTTCTCCCACGTCTCGCCCGAGCGAAGATAAAACCCCATGCTCCGGGTCACGCCCATCACTGTGGGGGTAGGCAACAAGGAAAACCCTTTCCCGGCGATGCGGGGCGCCGACCGCGGCCGCGGGAAGCACTTCCCATTCCGCATCATACCCGACCGCGGCCAGATCCTGCAGGACGGCCTCAATCCCTGCGGCGAGCAGCCCCGGCACGTTTTCAACGATGACATATCCCGGCCTGATTTCTTCAATGAGTCTCGCGTATTCATGCCACAACCCGCTTCGTTTTCCCGTGATGCCCTTTCTTTTCCCCGCTGCCGCCAGGCTCACGTCCTGGCACGGGAAGCCCCCGCACAATACATCGACCGGGGGCAAATCCGCCCCCCGCAGTTCCCGGATATCCTCATATATGGGGATGCCCGGCCAGTGCCGCCGCAGTACCGAGCGGCAAAAAGGATCGACCTCGCAAAAGAAGGCGTGCCCCATCCCGGCCCATTCCAAGCCGAGATCGCATAATCCGACGCCTGAAAAAAGACTACCTACTTGCAAACGATTGCTCCGCATGGCCGTCTCGCGGCTCGGAGCCGGGGCGCGTGGCCCTCACGTGATTGATTGCCCCGCATCGGGGGCATTTGATGCTCAGATCAAGGGCCGTCCCTTTGGCCAGCATCTTGTTGCAGTGTCCGCACCTGATCTCGTTGTCGTGTGCTCCCTTCATTTTTTGATTGTCCTTCCCTTGCGCCCCCGTATCCGTCCTGATATGCGTTTACGCGCTCGTCATGAGCATAACCGCAGGCGGATACTCCGCATGATATGTCCGTATCATGTGGGGCCGTGGTTCGGCGGTAAGACGCCGAGCCGGTGGGGGAGTTTGCGGCTCCCCCGCCACTGCCTGAAATCCGTTTTTTTCTGTCCTTCTTCGCGCCGGAGCTTGAAAAAAGCCCCGGCGCGGCGTTTACTGCCCGGCGGCGCTGGTCAAACCGCGTGTGCTGGTAAACAGTGAGGAGCATTGTGATTCCCCGGTGTCCCATTGTTTCCGCGACGCTTTTGATGTCAGCGCCATGCATGAGCGCAAGAGAGGCGAAGGCGTGCCGCAAATCGTAGGGCCGGATGCGCCGCGTGATACCGGCCCGCTTGAGGGCGTTATGCCAGCCGCTCGAAATCGAACGGACGGGCCGTCCTTTGTAAGCGATAACGTATTCGCAGCCGATTCGTGTATCTTCACCCTGCCATCCCCTGAGCAGCGCGAGCACGTCATCCCGTATTGGAACGTCCCGTGCCTCGTCCAACGCGCCTTTATGCGCGTTGGGCATCCTGATGATCCCTGTTTCAATGTCGACGTCACTCCATTTCAACCGGAAAAGCTCGCTCGGGCCTATACGAGCTCCTGTCGCCATACCAAGAACGATCACACGGCGGATATGCGGCGCGGCCACTTCATAGAGAAGCCGAGCCTCTTTCGTTGACGGCGGCGTGATGCGCCGTGTTGCGGGTTTCGCGATGCGTAGCGCCATGAGCGGATTTCCCGTTAGCACGCGCATCCTTACGGCCCAACTGTATGCCGTGCGCAGGATGGAGACGCGGCGGTGGACGGTTGATTGCCCGACGCCGCGCTGGCGCTGTACTTCGCACCACGCGAGGACATCATCACAGGTGAGGCAATGCGCCCGGCGGTGGCCGAAAATGGCCGTCAGCGGTTCGATATGCTGCGCAGTCGTGCTCCGTGTCGTTGGATTTTCAAGGGTTTCCATGTACCGCCCCAAAAGCTCCGCGACTGTCGCGCGTGTCGCCGACGCCGAAGACGTGCGCCGACGCGCGCGGCGGATAAGCTCGCGTTCGCGGGCGTAGAGTTCAGCTTGTATGGCTTCAAAAGCCTTAGCTTCGGCTTCGGCAAAAAAGCTCCTGACCCGCTGTTTTCCCGACCACGGATCACGAAATCTCAAAACCCATTGCCGCCGTTTGTACTCGACATATCGTAAGGCCATGTTGTCCTCCCATGCTGTTTACGGTGGCTCTACGGCATGGGAGGAAAGGAATCAAACGGGATAATCGATAGTAAGCGCTTCGAGGCATTCCCGGTTTGTTGCCGCGTCTACGGCGGTCAAGAACTCGTTTTGTCGGCTTGTGAGAATAGCCTGCACGTCGGCAAGCCCCACGGCGTCGTCAGCAGCGAAAAGCGCGGCCCCCGTCGCCACTTCCGCCGCAGATGGGGATTCGGCGGGCATAGTCAGGGTTGCAGTCAACGCCGCCGTATAGCCTGCGGCGATTTCCCGGCGTTTATCTGCCTTATATTCGTCGAGCGGACGCTCCGGGCGCTCAAGCAATGCGTTTTCCGGGAGCGGGCCGAGTTCATCAGTGTACCGGGGTTCTGAACGCCACGTATCGCCGGGAAGCCAGTACGGTGTTCCGCCTTCCTTGCGACCACGCTCGTCCATGCGTTGGCGGTGGTCTTCCACCGTCTCCCAGGCATCCCCGGTCCAGCGGGCGACATGACCGGAGGGGATGGATGCGGGCAAAGCAACGGGCGTCGCGCCAGTCGCCTCAAGAATATACTCGCCATTCGGACGCTG